TATTTTATAACGTCACGAATCGAATCATGCTCGGAATGCTCGGGCAAGTTTTTGAACGGCCCCCGGTTATCGAAATTCCAGACGGGCTAGACCTTATTAAGTCGAACGCATCCGGTTCCGGTGTGACGTTGTTGCAATCGGCTAACAAAACGCTCGCGCATACGCTTGCCTATGGTCGGTCCGGGCTGCTGGTTGATTTCCCGGTAACAGGCGGAATTGTGACGGCTGACGCCAAGATTACCGGTCAATTGATGCCCACAATCACGACATATGATCCGGCGAATATCATTAATTGGCGAACGATTATGGTAGGCTCGCGCACCGTGCTTTCCATGGTTGTTATCGCCGAAGGTTGGCCGTTTTACGATGACGGATTTGAAATCAAAACGGCCTTGCAATTCCGCGTACTGTCGCTTGAACCGGATCGTAAAGACACGAATCACCCTGATACGAATTGGCGTTACCGTGTCGATATTTGGCGCGAGCCACAACCTACGCAATGGACGGCCGGCGCAGATTTGCCGCAAACTTTCAAGAATTACATGCTTCGGGATACGCAATATCCGACCGATCCGAACGGCGCATATTTGACCGAAATTCCTTTCATGTTCGTCGGTTCGCACAATAACGATGTGAATGTCGATCAGCCGCCACTGTTTGATCTGGCTGATTTGAATATCGCGCATTACCGCAATTCAGCAGACTATGAAGAAGCGGTATATATGATGGGTCAACCGACGTATTGGTTTAGCGGTTTGACGGAACAATGGGTTAAAAACGTTCTTAACGGAAAGGTTCAACTCGGTTCGCGTGGCGGTGTGATGTTGCCGCAACAAGGCGCGGCAGGGCTGTTACAACCGGCTGAAAATACCATGGTCAAGGAAGCCATGGAACAGAAAGAAAATCAAATGGTGGCGCTGGGCGCAAAGCTTGTTCAAAAGCAATCGGTCCAACGAACAGCGACGGAAGCCGGGCAGGAAAAGTTTGTTGAAAATTCGATTCTTTCAACATCGGCGAAGAATGTTTCAGAGGCGTATACATGGGCGCTTCGTTGGTCCGCATATATGAATGCCGATATCGGTTCGTTGGAAGAAGCAAACAAAACCGGAGATATCGAATACAAGCTGAACGACGACTATTCAATGATGACGCTCGATTGGCAATCGCGCCAGCAGCTTATCAAAGAATGGCAGGCCGGCGGTATTGCATTCGAAGAAATGCGCGCAGTGTTGCGAAAGGCCGGTATTGCGACGTTGGATGACGATGCTGCCCGTGATACAATCACGAAACAGCAGGACGAAGAAACGCAACGTATGATCGAACTTGCCAACGCAACCCGGCCGGCACCGGCCAATAACGCACCGAAACAATGAACCTTTTCGACGTATTAGCACGCAATGCGATGCTTGTTGAATGTCTGAAAGTTGACCGGCACAATTCATTTGTGCCGGTTGCTAAGACGCTATCGAAAACGATCCGTTCCATTTTGGCGGATATCGGAAAACCTAGCATCGCCGAATTGAATAAGTTGGAAATGTCTAGGTTGTTGAGTGACGTTAGCCGTTCCTGTTGGGATCAATTGAACGCATGGAATGGCGAATATACCGACTACCTGTCGGACCTGTTCGAAACAAATATGGACCTTCAAAAGGTTCTTATGGCGTCATACATGCAGGCCGATGACAAAGAAGATATCGATGTTTTGTCAATCGGAAACGCTAACGCATATTTCCGCCGTCGTAAAGAGCGGGATGAATTTGTCCCGTTCATGGGATGGCACGGCCTGATGCAAAAGGGCGGTTATCCGTTCGCGGAAAGCCGCCTGAACGGCACACCGAACCCGGCTACGGGTCAGACGATGGCCGACATGCAGCAGGGGACGCTAGGCGGTATTGTGGCGGCTATTCTGAACCGTATCCGCCGGGGTGCCACCAACGCGGAAACCGATGCGGAAATCACGGCGGCAGTTGTGGGTAGTGCCGCCCCGGACGGTTCGACTTCCGAATTGCAAAGGGCGCAAACCAATGTGAATGTCATGATTGATACGACTATGCAACAGTCGGTTCAATCGGCAAATCGCATTGTTCAGTCTGCGGTGTCTGACAGATATCAATGGATTTCGGTTATGGATAACCGAACGTCTGATATTTGCCGAAGCTTGAACTTACGAGTTTTTGAATACGGAAAAGGCCCGTTGCCGCCGGCACATATGCGGTGTAGATCGCACATCATGCCGTATATTTCAGGCGAGCCAGCCCCCGATACATCGTTTTTTGCTTGGGCTTCCGATCAACCAATGGTGTTTATCGGCCGCGTCTTTCCGCGTTCCGTTGCCGATACATTCGCAAATAGGACCGCACGCGCAGCGGATCACCCGCGATATGCCGCAACCCGGCCGATGACGTTGCAAGAATATTCAGGTTCGGCTAACATCACACTTTCCTAAACGCGGCGGTGCCGCATAACTTGGTGATACCAAAAATGGCTCTGAAACTCAAAATCAACAAAGAAGCATTCGACGCACTCCCGGCTGTTTTGCAAGCCGAATACCGCCAGATCGGCGACGAATGGCACTTGGATGCTGATGTAGAGGATACCGGCGCATTGCGCCGCGCGCATGACCGAACGAAAGAAGAACTGACCGAAGCCCGCAGATTGGCAAAAGAAGCGCAAGAGAAGCTTGATGCACTCGGTGATGACGGCGCGCGCCGGGCCGGGGACATTGCCACGCTAGAAAAAAGCTGGAAAACCAAGCTGGATAGCGAAACCGCTGCACGCGATGCGAAAATCAAAACGTTGGAAACCGGAATTCTGTCGTCGGCTATCGAAGCCGCAACAACGACGCTTACATCAAAACTCACGGATAAGGCGGCATTGATTACGCCGCATATTCGTGCACGTATCACCGCTGAAATCGGCGACAACGGCCAACCGGTTATCCGTTATCTCGATAAAACCGGCCAACCGTCGGCGATGACGGCCGACGATCTGCAAAAAGAGTTTGCCAACAACCCCGACTTTTCGAGTATTATTCGCGTAAGCAAAGCGTCGGGCGGCGGTGCCGGCGGCGCGGCAGATGGTAAGGGTTCGCGTGGCGGTGCCAGCGGACACGGCCAAAACGAAAAACCGGACCTTTCGAAAATGTCGCATTCGGAATTGACTGCGTACATGAAAGCGAAAAGCGAAAGCGAAGGTGAAGACTAAACCCCAATTTTAAGGGAAACAAAAATGGCTCTGTCCGATCTCGCTGTTTACAGCGAATACGCATACAAAACCATGACCGAAGTCATGGATCAGGAAGTTGAGAAGTTCAACGCAGCTTCCGACGGCACGATTATCCTGTCGCCGGCTGCACATCAAGGCGATTTCAGCGACCAAGCATTCTTCCAAAAGATCGTCGGCGGTACGGTTCGCCGCCGAAATGCCTACGGTTCGGGCGCAATCGAACAAAAGCGTATCAAGCATATCGTGGATACGTCGGTGAAAGTCGCAGCAGGTACGCCGGAATTCCTCATTGAACCGTCCAACTTCCGTTGGATTCAGCAGAATCCGGAATCGGCCGGCGTTGCGTTCGGCGTGCAGTTGGCAAAAGACACCATGGCCGACATGCTGAATACCGGACTCGGTGCGACCGTCGCTGCAATGTCGAATATCGCTGAAATCATTCAAGACGATACCGGTGTCGCCACCCCGGGCGACCAACCGTCGTTTGTCGGTCTGACCGGCGCGGCTGGCCTGCTTGGCGACCGTTCGTCGGCGGTCCGTGCATGGATCATGCACAGCACGCCGATGACGAAGCTGTGGCAAAACGCGATCACGAACCACGAACGCCTGTTCCAATACAGCAACGTGGCGGTGTCGCGCGACCCGTTCGGCCGTCTTTTCATCGTGACCGATTCGCCGGCTCTGACGGGTTCGACGGGCGGCGCAACGCCGGTGACGTTTTTCAACACGCTTGGCCTGCAAACCGGTGCGCTTTACATCGGTCAAAACAACGATTTCGATGCAATGCAGCAAGACCACACCGGTAACGAAAACCTGCAACGCACGTATCAGGCCGAATGGTCGTATCAGGTTGGCGTCGCCGGTTTCTCGTGGGACAAGGCGAACGGTGGCAAGTCGCCGAACGACGCTGCGCTGATGGCGGCGGCAAATTGGGACCGCTATGCAACGTCGCACAAGGACCTGAACGGCGTACTTTACCGGACGCATTAACCCGGTCTGCAATATGGAAACGGGGCGAAAGCCCCGTTTTTTCCATCAACGAAAAGGTGAAAGAAAATGAGTACGCGAAAAGTTGTGCTGTTGTTCGTCGGTCATGGCCCGGTCCCGACGGAAGTAAAGGAAATGGTTGCTGATGTGGGTAGCCGTGGTATCGTGGTCCGTTACCGCAATGCGCATTTCATCGAAAAACATCACGGCATGGAAGAATGCGATGCTGTCATGTGCATGGATGGTGTGGAACTCCCGCCGCAATATAAGGGAAAGCCGCACGCACAAGATTTGATCGAACAGGCAATTTCCGAAAAAGAAATGTTGAAGAAATTGACCGGTGACGAACCCCCGAAAAAGTCGGAAAGCGAAAGCGAACCGCCGCCGAATGCGAAGGAAAAACCCGCACCGACCGGCGCAAGTTGGGGTAAGAACAAGTAACCGAAAGCCGCGCCAGTCGCGGCTTTATCTTATGGGGGCTTTATGGCCGATTTGATTATTGAGGATGGAACCGGCAAGCCGGATGCGAATACCTATGCGAGCTTGCAGCAAGCCCGCGATTTTGCGTCGGCTCGCGGAATTGTAGTTTCAGACGATGACGCAGTATTGACGAAACAGCTTATCATGGCGGCGGATTTTATCGGCACGTATGAAAGCAAGTTCAACGGCCGTCGGTCGTTCCCACAGAATCCGCAAGCGCTGTCTTTTCCGCGCGATTGTGTGTATATGTACGGTGTCGAAATGCCTGTCGCATTTATGCCGAAAGAGCTAATCGGCGCGCAGGTGTATGCGGCTCAGGCGATCGAAAACGGAATCGACTTGTTCCCCACACAAGACAGCGCGAACGTGACAGAGGAAACCGTGGGGCCGCTCACGACGAAATATGAAATAGAAAGTTGGACCGCGTCGTCACTCCCGATCATCACCGGTCTGGAAAAGATTCTTGAACCGCTGTTCGGTAATGGCGGCTATTTGTGGCGAACGGTGCGAGCATGACAAACGGATACGCACGCCAAAAGGCGACAGCCGTAAGGCTTATTAAAAAGTATGGCGGTCCGGTCACGATTACGCGTCAAGTCGTAATCGAGAATCCTGATAAGCCTTGGGAACCGGCAACGGAACAGCCTGTTATCGTGCCCGATGTAATGTGCGCGTTCCTTCCGACTAACGAACGGCAGAATCGGAAGCTTCAATTGATGAAGGGAACCGATGTTCCGACCGGTCTTGAAATTGCCTATATCGCGAACCTTCCATTCGAACTAGGCGTAAAGGACACAATCACGAAGAAAAACGGCACGGTATATCGAATCTTTACAATGGATGCGATTGACCCCGATCAGAGCGGGGTGATTGTGTACGAAGTCTACGTGCGGCGGTGATATGAATTACAAAGAAGCTACCGATGCAATGTACGCAATTGCAAACGAAACCGCAAAATCGTATCAAGCGATTATCGGTTACGTTCCACAGATTATATGGAATAACGTCGGTCCGCAAACACCGCCGGATGGTTCGAAAATCTGGTTGCGTGTCGGTCGCACAACAGTTCACGAAGGACAGGCGGCTTTGGCCGTCGAATGCGGGGACGCCGGCCAGCAGCTATTCGACACCGACGGCCTATTGTGGGTACAATTCTTTCTGCCGCAAGCTGACCCGAAATCCGCAACGGTCGGCCAACAAATTGTTGAAATGATGCGTGATTCGTTCCGGCGGAAACGTTCGGATGGTCTTGTCTTTCGCAATTCGCGGTTTGTTGAAGTTGCTCCGGAAAATGAAACGGTGCGATTCAACGTTGTTGCGGAATTCCATTATACCCAAGTTCAATAAAGGGAAAAGAACATGGCTATCGTTTGCGGTGTGAATCAGATCGATTCGAACATTACCGGTTTGTCGTACGCCGAAGAAGCGTGCTTTAAAATTCTGGATGCTCCGACATGGTATCCGTTGGAACCGAACAGTTATTCGGATTTCGGTGCTGACGTTAAAACAGTTGCCCGGCAACCCATCAATCCGTCGCGTCAACTTCGCCGTGGCCGAGTTTCGGATTACGACGCCGGGGTCGGCTTCAATATGGATTTCGTCAAAGGCGGCTGGACCCGTATTATGCAGGGTTTCATGTTTGCCGATGCGCGGCAACGTCCGACGACGAATCCGCTTAACGGCAACCAGCTTACTGTTTCGTCAATCGCTGCTGACGTTATCACGCTTTCCGCTGCGATGGCGGCTCCGGTGAATACGTTGCTTGTCGGCTTCGGCTTCGGCAACCCCGCTATCGATGGTCAGGTGCTGTCGGTTGCTTCCGTTGCCGGTGCTGCCATTACAGTAAATGAAGCCATCCCGGACGTTCCCGCACCGCCGGCCGGCTCGGGCTTTCGTACGGTTGGTGAGAAACGCACTGCGCCTGTTGCGACCGTCGTTAATGGTCAGTTGGTCATGGACTATACGTCGGCACCGGCGACGATGCTGCCGGGAGAATGGGTGTATATCCAAGGCGTGAAAAACCTTGGTTTCGGTCGTGTTCTTTCTGTCGCCGGCAACAAGGTCACGTATGACCGGACGACATTCACACCGCAAGCGGAAACTGTTGCGACCAGCTTTTTTTACGGCACCATCATTCGTTCGGAATCCGATCCGAATCTCATCAAACGCCGTACGTATCAGTTTGAGCGTACACTCGGAAAAGATGCGGCGGGTACGCAATCGGAATACGTCACGGGTTCGGTTCCGAATACGCTCACCGTCAACATTCCTTCGGCCGATAAGATCAACGCGGATTTCGTTTTCGTTGCCGGCGGCAAGGAAAACCGTACCGGCTTGGACGGGTTGAAGGCTGGTACGCGTGCGACGGCCGCACTCGGTGAAACGGCGTTTAATACGTCGTCTGATGTTGTTCGCACTCGCATGACGCTGGAAAGCGACACGAACAGTGACGCTACTCCGTTGTTCGGTTACGTTTCGACGGCGACCATCAACGTCAACAACAACATTACCGCAAACAAAGCCGTCGGCACGATTGGTGCGTTCGATGTTTCGGCCGGCAACTTTGAAGCAAATGGTTCGGTTACGGCATACTTCACGAATACGGCCGCACTTGGCGCGATCATGAACGGTTCGGAAGCCGGTATGTATACCATCGCCGCCGTTGAGAACCAAGGCATCGTTTTCGACCTTCCGTCGCTCACGCTTGGCGGCGGTAAGCTGGCTGTCGAACTCAACAAGCCGATTACGGTTCCGCTCACGTCGCAAGGTGCGCAATCGAAGTTCGGGCATACGATGCTGTTTCAGCATTTCGCCTACCTGCCGAACGCTGCAATGCCTTCCTAATCGGTCGGTAGTGCGGTAGACTTCCGGGGACGCCTTGTGCGTCCCTTTTTCATTTATGGAGTCAATGGCATGTCCCTTACCGCACGCTTCAAAACCGATACCGAACTTGAAACCAAAGGTGCCAAGTTCGAACTTCCCGCAAACGAGGATGGTTCGATTCCGGCGTTTTATCTGGCGCGTATGTCGAATACGAACCCGCGCTATCTGAAAGTTCTGAATGAAACGATGAAGCCATTTCAGCGTGAATTGGCGCTTGGTGTGTTGTCGGAAGAAAAGGCAAACGAACTGAGAGTCAATATCTTTGTCGACTCGATTTTGACCGGTTGGGAGAACGTTCTGTATTCCGACGTATTCGGCGAAACCGACGTTATGGAAACAAGGTTTGCGACGTTCGATAAGAAAGCCGCGACCCAATTGCTCGGACGCCTTCCGGAACTCCACAAGATTCTCGAAACTTTCGCTAGCAACATGGCGAACTTTCTGGAATCGAACCGGAAAGAAGCCGCAAAAAACTAATTGAAGTCTTTCAGTATCTGTCGGAAATGGGTGAGCATGAAAAGCGAATAGCCCAAGACGCATACCGATCCGGTGAACCAATGCCGGATACCCGGGATGGAATTGTTCTTTACGGCGTATCAGGAATTAGAAACTGAAAGGCCCATTGGTTTTGGTGTCGGACCTATACCCTTCACCGCAATTTTGAAGTACGTAGAATTCTACGAATTACCGAAAGAACAGGCCGACGATTTGCTGTATTACATTCGCGAACTTGACACGCATTTTATACGCCAGCAAGCGGATAAAATCAAAAAGGCGAACAATGGCTGATTTGGGTGATTTGGCTAAAGAATTCAATAGGCTTGCGGCAGAGTTGCCGCAAGCTTTGTCAAAAGCCACCGCGCAAATCGCATCCAGCATGGTCAGCGATTTGGCACACAATACCCCCGTCGATACGTCGCAGGCTCTTTCAAGCTGGATTGTGTCGTTTGATTCCCCGTCGTCAATTGTGGGTAAGCCTTGGTTTCCGGGCCATCACGGTTCTACGCAATCGCAATCTGCCGCCGCGACGGTTGATGAAGCCAATCGGATATTGGCAGATAAGCGCCCCGGCCAAACTATTTACATCACAAACAATCAACCGTATATCCAAGCCCTAGATGACGGTACGATTTCGAAACAACCGGGCAATTTCGTCGCTTTGGCGATGGCGCGTGCGCGACTTAAAGTCGCAAAACTTACTTTGAATTGGTGAGAAAATGGCCGACACCCAAGGCATTGTTGTATCGGTACAGGATCAAGTACCCACAAGTATCAGCGCGAAACTTCGCGATATTGGTACTGCCGCGCAAGCCGGTAAGTCGGCTATCGATGATCTGCAACGTGCGCTTAATTCTCTGAATAGCGGCGCGCTTCGCACATTGCAGGCGCAATTCAATGCGCTGAATTTGAATGGTGTAAGTTCCGGCGCGCAGGCATCGTCTAACGCATTCCAAAGCCTTAACACGTCGCTTGGTGCGTTGGCGGCAGGTATCAACAACACGAATTCCGCGCTAGGCACGGCAAACGGTCTGTTGTCTCAAATGACGGGGCAACTCAATGCGATTCATGCGGCACTTGGCAACGTCGGTCAGTCGAATCAAAGCGCGATCATGACGTTTGACTTGTGGGCCATCGGTGCACATTACGTCAAAGAATACGCAAAAGAGTTGTATGAAGCGACCCGGGCTATCGTTGAATGGCGCGCCGAAGCTGACCGTGCAACCATCGGCATCAATCAAGTTTCAGGCTCTGTTGCCGGCGCGGCCGCGACCAATGAGTATTTGACGAATACCATTGATAAGCTTGGACTGAATATGAAAGCCGCGACAGACGGCTATATTAAATTTGCAGCGTCAACGAAAGATACCGCCTTGCAAGGCGAAAAGACTATGCAGATTTTCACCGCTATTTCGGAAGCGGCGACCGTCTTGCATTTGTCCCAAGATCAAGTCAACAATACGTTTCTCGCTCTGTCGCAAATGGCATCGAAAGGTGTTGTTTCGATGGAAGAACTTCGCCGCCAATTGGCGGACCATATCCCGGGGGCGATGAATCTTGCCGCTCAGGCTATGGGTGTTACGACGGCACAACTTAATCAAATGGTGTCGTCGGGTCAAGTATTGGCAGAGGATTTCCTACCGAAATTTGCTGCCGCAGTTCATAAGAATTATGCTGGCGCATTGGACGAAGCGACGCAATCCGCGCAAGCATCATTGAATCGATTCGATAATGCTTGGACACGTTTAGAAAGAACGGTCGGCGAATCCAAATTGGGCGATTTGGCTGTCGGTATCATGAATCGCATTGCCGATGCGGTCAGCGATACCAATAAAGCTATCGTAAATTTCGGAAAAATGTCGTGGTCGGACATTTTGAAGAATGGCGTTCTTAACGGCCCGTCCAACCCGGCATTGCCGACTAACCCGTCGGCCGCAAACATGAATCCGGCCGCACTAGCCGCGCGCACTGCCGCAGAACAGGCGGCACGGATTCAGGATTATTTGAACGGGACCGGCCACGGTCCAACAGCGGCGCATTTTCTGACGCCGGCCGAAACGCTGCGTAAAAATCAAACCGAACTGAAAAAGGAATTTGATGCTGCAACGCAAGGTCTGAAAAAGGATTCGCAACAGTATCTTGACGCGTATAGTGCATACCAAAACCGTCTTGACGCGCTTAACGAAAAGGCTAATCGCCCGGCGGTTCGCGCCGCACATCGTCAACAACAAAATCAGTTGTCGGCTGATATTGTTGCTGCGCGGCAAGCATCGGAACAAATCAAAGCGGAATACGATTCCCAAACTGAAAACCTTCGAACGAATCTCGCGAATCAGGTAATTACGCAACAGCAATACATCGTCCAAATGGGCGATGCTCGCCAAAAGGAACTTGCCGCATTACGTGATGTGGCGCAAAAGCAGGCCGATTTGGCATCCGGTAAAGATCAACTTTCAGAACGTCAAAAGTTTCTTGTTGAAGTTAAGAAACTCAATGGCGAAATGGTAACGGATGCGGCTAAAACGCAAACGCAATTGGCCGCACTTGCCGCAAAAACGCGGCTAGGTGCCGAACAGGCATTGTCTAACTTCCAATTGGGCGGTCAGCAGCGCGATAGCCAAAACGCAGATTCGCTTGATATGGCGGGGCAAGGTCAAAAGGCAATAGCCGATCTTACGGCGCTACAAGCGATTATGAAACAGGCTGCACAAACGCGCCAGCAGTTGACCAATCAAGCGCGTCGTGACGGGACATTGTATTCACAAGAATACGTAAACGGCATTGCCGCGATCAACCAAGCTGAACAACAACAACTTGCCAACGAAAAGATTTATTTTCAACAGCGTGACCAATTGAATTCAGATTGGTCAACCGGTGTAATGGCCGCATTGTCGAATATTTCGGAATTGTCTACCCAAACGTCGCAAACAACACAGCAGTTGTTTACGAATATGTTTTCCGGAATGATAGATCAAATTGCGCAATTTGCGACGACCGGTAAGCTTTCGTTTAACTCGCTTATCGAATCGATGGTTCAGGGCGTGATTCGGTTGAATCTCCAAATTATTGCGTCGCAAGCAGCATCGGCACTATTAGGCTATCTGGCACCGTCTAGCTTCTCCCCGGCGTTCAGTGCGGGCGGCTCGGCATTCAGCCTTGGGACGTCTACGGCGACGGTAGGCGGCTCGCCGCTGATGGGGCTTGGCGGTGGCATGGGATTCGCGGCGGGCGGCTATACGGGCAATTCTGGCCGTTCTACGCCGGTCGGTGTCGTGCACGGTCAGGAATTCGTCGTCAACGCACGCGCGACGGCAATGCCCGGTGTGCGCCCGCTGTTGGAAGCCCTAAACCGTGGTCGACCGGGTTATGCTAACGGCGGATTTGTGGGTAACGGTCCATCGGGTGTTGCAATCGGAACGCCTAATATCGTCATCAACAATTATGCAGGATCGCAAGTTGAAGCGAGCGCGCATGTATCGCAGGATTCTAGCGGTAACAATCAAATTGAAATTATGATCCGGCAAGTTGAAAACCAATTGGCAGGAAACATTGCTAAGGGTCGCGGCGCACTCCACGATTCGATTCGAAACAAGTTCAATGTGAATTCCCGACCGGGTAAATAACCATGGCTAACCCTATCTATCCGTTGGATAAATGCCCGTATCCGGTCCGAGATAGTTTCTCGGCACAATACGGCGAATCTATTAGGTCTGTTGGTATGGACACAGGACGGTCACGCAATCGTCGGTTGCGATCTGTCCTGCCGGTTGTTTATACGTTGTCGTTCAGAATGACTTATAAACAACTGGAATATTTCGAAGCTTGGTTGAAGTGGCGAGTAGCCGAAGCAATCGGCTTCTTCGATATAAGCATCGCGCCCGATGCTGCAACGATGACGTTGCGGCTAACGAAATATCCTGACATTTCATACGATCCCCAAATCGGATGGATTGTCGATTGTTCGGTCGAACAGATGCGCGACGCTCCAACCGGACCGCCTATCGATGCCATGAATGTGTTTCCGGTTACGTTGCCGATGCCGGAACAAGCGAATTACAGCATTTCAAGACCTACCCACATTACGCGATCTACGGTGTTAAATGGCATCGCGGCCGAACGTAACCGCGATCCTGATTCAGTCGGTATCGTTACGATGAAGTGGATTCTAGGTGCGGATGAATATGTTATTTGGGATGACTTTGTACACAATAAACTGTTCGGTGGATTGGCTCCATTCAAAGGTTGGTTTACGAACGGACGTGGCGCGAAACCCGATCAAATAATTCAATTTATCGAATCACCGCGTGTTACAACGAATGGCGCTTTGTATGAAATCAGCGTTAAAGCACAAACAATGCTGATTCCGGTGATGACATATCTGGAATTCATCGGAAGCAACAACATAAACGAAGCGGAACAAATCGTTTTCGCAGATAGCGGGAGTGTGAATAAGATAGTATATCATGACGGCAGTTATGCCGAATTCGATTACACTAACGACGTTATTATCACGTTCTAACCATGAAAGAAAATCTTATTTATATTGGCCGTGTGCTAATCCATAAAGACGGCGTGCTTGTGTTGGATATAAAGAACCTTGTTGTTGACGTTGGCAAAGCGTTGGGGATTTCACGCTTGTTTTCAAATACCGAATTTGCCCCCATGTCTAATATCGGTATCGGAACTGTGTCAACAGCAACCCAACCCGACGACGTTGGGTTGGGTAACGAAATTGCGCGTGGCGCATTTGATGCTGGATATCCGCAACGGGTTAATAATGTCGCAACCGCACGCACCACTTTCCCGGCAGGTGTGGGGACGGGTACAATCCGAGAAGCGTCGTTGATGAACGCGGCATCCGGCGGTGTAATGTTTGCGCGCGTTGGGTTCGGGGATATACCGAAAACGGCAACAGAACCACTTTCAATAACTTGGATCATTACCGCACCTTAAAAGGTTTCTAAATGGCTAACATCAATTATCGCGGTAATGGTGCATGGGGCAACGGTCTTGGACGTTCGTTGACTTCGCCCGAAGTTGACACCAACTTTTATCAACTGAATACGAATTCTCAAAATCGGATGCCTAATGGGTCCGGTGAACTCGGTACGTTCTTTTGGTCGGGCGGCGATCCGATTAACGTTCTTAATGGTGGTGTAGGTACATATTTCAATGTGAACGCACGGGCGGTTGCGGCAACCGTTCTGTTTACATCTAATAATATTCCTGTAACCGCCGGTAGTCCGATTTCCGTTTCAATCGATGCGTTGATTAGCAACTATGCTGGAACACCGCTTTTAGCCGACGTTCAATATTTCGATAATAACGGAACGCTGGTTCAAGATGGTGCGGACCATAATTGGGCCGGTCTTAACGGGGCTAATTTCAACACGCTTTCTTTTACTGAAACTGTTCCGTCAGGGGCGACACAAGCAGCCATTCGTCTTGTCGCCACAAACGCAACGTGGACTTTCATTCGGTGGCGTCGCGTTAAGGTTTCGCAAACGGAATCATTTAGCACGGCATACAACAATGAAGCATCGTTGTATTACATAGCGTCACAAGATTGGACATGGGTCAACCGCCAAATGTTCGGCGGTGTTGTAAGCGTTTCGCTTGCGGCAGGCACTGTATCAGGCGTTTCCGTTGGTAAAAACGGCGTTAATCCGAACGCGACTTTCAAAAAAGTTGACGCGCCGGCCGATCAGAAAATTTGGGATATCCAAACGACTGACACGCAGCTTGTGTTCCGAACCGCTAACGACGCGTATAGTTCGGCGACAAACTGGCTAACGGTTACTCGCAGCGGCGCAACTGTAAATTCAATAAACACGCTGGTCAGGCCGACATTCAACGGAAATACAGCATGGGATGCGGGGAACTTTAACCCGGCCTTGTATGCGGCATTGTCTGGTGCGACATTTTCAGGCGCGGTTTCGCTGTCGTATGCGTCGCCCGCATTGACGCTTAACGCCCCTGTATCCGGTCAACAGCGCTCGATAAACATCAATACGAACGGTTCCGGTCGTTGGCAGTTCGGAGCGACTTCGGGTGCTGAATCTGGTTCGAATGCAGGTTCGGATTTTTTCATTGCCCGATATTCGGACGCTGGTGCATTTATCGATTCACCGTTTCTTATTTCGCGATCGAGCGGTGTAACGACGTTTGGCGGTAACGTGCAAGCTACCGGTACGGCTGTAGATCGTTCCATTTCTATCAGTGCGAATGCTGGTCAAATCCGGGCGTTGAATTTTCAATCGGCCGGTGTCAACCGGTGGCAAGTTAGCACCGGTAACGGTGCTGAATCCGGTTCTAACGTAGGTTCCAATTTTCTTATCGCACGTTATGCTGACAATGGGACGTTTATTGAAAACGTTGCTAGTTTCAACCGTTCGACAGGTAATGGCACGTTCAATCGTCCATTTACGGTTGACACGACTGCCGCTGCTGTTGATTCAATAATTTCGCTCAATGGTCCGGCGGCAAAGAACAGAATTGTGTACTTTCAAACCGGGGCGTCGAATCGTTGGGCCATGTTCACCGATGCTGTGCCCGAAAGCGGTTCGAATGTAGGTTCCAACTTTGGACTTCAACGCTACAGCGATGCGGGTGCGGCGATTGATACACCGGTTTCGATTGCTCGATCAACAGGCGTGGTCGCCTTATCACAAAGGCCGGTGTTTAACGGTAAAACCCCGTGGGATACAGGAAATGTTTCACCATTGATCGGTGCCGCTGGCGGTGGCGATACCAGTGACCTAGCCGTTAATGTATACCAACGCAGGCTTACTGGTAACTATACAGCCGGCCCCAATGGCATCATTATGGTGAATAGCCAAGTTCGTTTTCAGATTCAAAATATAAGCAGCACAATGGAAGTATTGGCCCGTATCACTCTTGTTGACACCACAAACGGCGGGGTCGTCGGTCTTGGTGCTGATGCCATAATGACAATCGGTGCGTGGAATTCAAACGCGGCCGGCGGTGCGGCATTGTTTCCGATACTTGCGACAGGGGGGCTTACGCCGGGTCGTGTGTATCAGGTCAATTTGGAAGTGTACAAGAATGCCCCGCAAGGTCCGGTCTATCCTTTGAATATGACCCTTCAATGGTTCGGCTACTGATCTGCTAACATAGGGGCTTCGGCCCCTTTCTTTATATAAAACCATGAGTTACGAACAAGCTATTGCCGAAGCCTACGCATCGGCCGACGTAAATGAAATCCCTGTTGACACTATTGAATTCCGTCATCCGCTTTTCGTTGATGATAATGGGAATCCGACGGCTATCAGGCTTGCTGTCGGTTACAAAGATTATGTATTCACATTAGAACCGAACGCACCGGCTAACGGCGGTCAAGCCGTAACATTCATCGGGTGTCCATTTGAGTTTACACTGCCGGAAGTTGGCGATGGTGCGACACCGGAATTGAAAATTAGCGTTGACAACGTTGACCGTCGAATGGCTACGTACATGGAAGAAGCTGCGCCGTCATTGATTCCGATTCAATGCACCTATCGACCGTATCTTGAATCAGACCCGTCAGGTCCGCAAATGGACCCCCCATTCACATTCACACTGACTAAAGTAATCGTTGATGTATTCAAAATTTCGGGAACCGCGACGACAAACGACGTGAATAATTGGGGTTTTCCGAACCGTATCTACACACCGCAAGAATTCCCGGGGCTTGTGCGATGACTGACACAGAAATTGCCGCATTTGTGGGTATTCGATATAAAGACGACGGCCGGGATATGACCGGCTTTAACTGTTGGGGGCTACTTCATTATGTTCAACGGAAATTTTACAATCGCGATTTACCTATGGTTTCGGTTCACGGCGGCTTTGATTTATCCGACATGCACTCCGGTTGTCTTTCCGACGGAACCTATCGACAAGTCTCCGAAGCCATAGACGGCGATTGTGTGCTTTTGCGTGGTGGTGAGAATCCACACGTGGGGGTTTATCTTTCGAATGATGGTGGCGGTGTGTTACACTCGGTTGCAGGAATGGGCGTGATTTGGACACCCATTCACCAACTTAACGGATTCGGATATGCGCGCCGAATCTATTATAGAGTGCGTGAAAATGACCGCGAAACTTGTTCAGGTAACAAATCCTTTCCGCCCGACGATTAACAGAATCGAAGGTCTGGCGATCCCGGGTAAGAATCTCCGATGGACCGCACGACAAAAAGGTTTGATTGTTAATGGGCGGCTTATGTCGCCCTTTATCATTTCCGTAAACGGGAAAGTCGTTTTACAGAAACATTGGGGGTATAAGATTCGGGATAATGATCTTGTCATTATTCAACACCTTCCGAAAGGCGGCGGCGGTTCTAATCCGCTAAAGATCGTCGCAATGCTTGCTATTGTTGTCGCTTCGTTTTATACGGGCGGTGCGGCCGGTGCTGCGTTCGGCACCGTGTGGGGTTCGGTCGCATCAGCCGCCGTGATGATCGGCGGCTCAATGCTGTTGAACATGATGTTTAAGCCCCCGTCGGCTTCTCTATCGGGCCTTGGTTCGTCTGGATCAGCTAGCCCGACATACAGCCTGTCTGCGCAAGGGAACCGCGCACGCGTCCTAGAATCGATCCCTGTGCTGTACGGCCGGGAAAAGATTACGCCTGACTACGCAGCGGCTCCGTATGCTGAAATGCAAGGTTCCGATCAATATCTGTATCAGCTTTTCATGCTGTCGCAAGGCGAAGTCAGCATTGAAAAAATCATGATTGGGGACACCGATATCTCGTCGTATGAAGGTGTCCAAACCGAAATCATCAATCCCTATCAGCCGGTTACGTTGTTCCCGACGAACGTTGTCACGTCAACGGAAGTGGCGAGCCAGCAACTGAAAGCCCCCGATGACGGGGGCGGCTACATCGGACCGTTTGTAGCGTCTGCGGCAAATACAACATCGAACTATATTGCAGTAGATATTTCAATTCCGGGCGGATTGTTCCGAATCGATGACGCTGGCAAAACTCAACCCGCGCAGGTTCGTTACATTTTTGAAATGCAACAAATCAATGCGCAAGGCGGAACGATTGGCGGGTGGCAAACTATCGTTGACAATACGGTTAATTCGTCGTCCCGGGACGCGGTGCGCCTTACCCACAAAGTGCAGGTTGCGCCGGCCCGTTATCAGGTGCGCGGACAGCGTATGACGGTGAAAGGCTCCACGCAAACATCGGACGCGCTGTATTGGGATGGCCTGAAAGCATTTCTGAACGCGCCGACGAATTACGGCAATTGCACGATGCTTGCAATTGTTATGAAGGCGACCAATCAATTGTCGTCGGCATCGTCGCACAATATCAATGTGATTGCAACGCGCAAGCTGAAAACTTGGGACCCGGTTAATGGTTGGTCGCTTTCGACAACCCCAAGTGTAAATCCGGCATGGGCGGCGGCGGATATGTTGAAAGACCCGACATATGGCCGGGGGATGACGGATTCGCAATTCAACCTGCAACGTTTGTATCAACTGGCACAAACGTTCGATCAGCGCAATGACAAATTTAATTATTATTACGATACACAGGTGCAATTGTGGGAAGCCTTGAAATTGTGCCTCAAAGTCGCGCGGACCATTCCGATTTACTATGCGGGTATGATCGAATTTGTTCGTAACGAGCCGCAAACTATCCCGAAACAAATGTTTCAGCCGGATAACATGATCGCGAATTCCTTTACCGCGACATACAGCTTTGCCGAAGTTGATACTCCGGATTTTGTCCGAATCCAGTTTAGAAACGAAACCACTTTCCAAAACGATTCCGTTGATTGCATTCTTCCCGGCGGCACGGCTAACAAACCGGCTGATATTCAATTGCCGGGCTGTACCAATCGCGAACAGGCGTGGCGCGAAGGTATCACGATGGCAGCAATTAACCAATTGCAGCGGCGGGTTATCAATTTCAGTACCGAATTAGAGGGACTACTTCCCGGGTATAACGACTTATGCCAACTGTCGCATGATTCGGTAGGTTGGGCCGAAAGCGGCCGTGTTACGTCGCTTAATCCTGCGACCGGTATGGTTCAGTTGTCGCGCCCCGTGTCATTTAATCCGGGAGAAACGCACGTTATTGCATTCCGTCGCCGGGATGGATCGCCTGATGGCCCCTATACTGTCATCCCGGCTCCAAACAGCGATCCGACCGAAATCATCATAACCGGTAAAACATCGGTGCAATTGTCGCAAATTTATATTTCCGACACTTCGCATGATGAACCGACAATGTTCCAATTCGGCGCACAAACACGCGCCGGCTTGCTCGCTGTTATGAGTAGCGCACAGCCGCAAGGTGACGGTACGGTAACGCTATCGTTCGTTAACTACGATGCGAATGTGTTTGCCGCTGAAAATGGCGGTGTCATCCCTGCACCGCCGCCGGTATCGACACTTCCGAAACCGCCCCAACTCCCGATTATCGATAAAGTTTCACTCGAATATACATATGCTGTCGGGCAGCAAACAATCGTATGTACGCCAGCTAACGGCGCATCGTATTACGAGTATCAAGCATCGCCGGATAATGGCACGACTTGGATTAAGCTAGGCAACGATACGAACCCGCAACTTAACGTGGCGTTGAATGTGGGTACGTGGCTTATTCGTGTTCGTGCGATTGGTGCACTTGCCGGCCCGTGGACGACGATTAGTGTTGATGTTTCGGCTACGGTTCTTCCGTTGTGTGAAATCGCCACACTAGCGGCAACTAGCATTGTTCAAGGCGTTACGCTGACATTCACGGTCAAAGCGGCTAACGGCGGCATGCCGAAGAATATTGAATTGTGGCACGGTCTTAGCCCCCAATTAGGCAACGCTGTTCGTTTGGCCGTCGTCCCCGCCACGAATATCACGTTCACTCAGAACGACATGGGACCGGGCGAAACGCATTACTATTTCGCCCGTGTGGTAGACCAAGCCAACCGGCCGGGGCCGTGGTTTAACAACGGAACTGCCGTTGTCGGTCAGTCGTCATCCGATGCCGGAAAGATTCTCGATTATATCGGCGGTAAAATCGATGAAACAATGCTTGCTCAGGAGTTGCAAGCAAAGATTGACAGCGGCGGCGGTGCCGCCACATCGATTCAGCAGATTAACGACAAGATAAATGCTATGATCTTGCTGAAAGCACAAGGGGTTACAAGCGACGGTAAGACTGTCGTTGCAGGCATCGGCATCGGTGTCGAATCTGGCGCGTCGGACATTATCCTGATGGCTAACCGGGTTTCGATTTGCGATCCTAACAACGTCAATAGCCGGAAATATCCGTTTATTGTCGTCGGCGGTGTTGTCTATATCGATACAGCATTCATTCAAGATGCGTCTATCACAAACGCTAAAATCGGCGGTGTTATTCAGTCGAACGTAGTGAACGCGCAAGGTCAGCCGCTTTGGGTTTTGGATAAAAACGGTACGTTCCAATTCGCGAGTAATAACGGTGCGCAACGAATGGTGATTGATTCACAATCGATTCACATTTGGGATTCCGCCGGAACACTTCGCGTTGCAATGGGGTTGAATATCTAATGTCCGAAGGTCTTAAAATTTACGGTGCCGACGGTCGTTTGATTCTTGACGGGACCAAACGATGCGGCCGGATTCTCGCCATGCCGTATATTACCGGTCCGAATTCCGGTTCATATCAAGATGATCGTTTCGCACAAGGTCAGCCGTTCGCGGCTTTCCAGTCGTCAGAAACGTTTCATACATGGTCGGGGACCGGTGGAATCCGGAAGCCGATCATTAATTATGACGCCGGTTCTAGAACTTGGTCATGGGTTTATAGTCCTAGCTCCGGTGCAACTGATACGATAGCAAGCGGTTTCATTATCTTAGGGGTGTACTGATGGATGGGTTTTGGGCTAAGACCGATTCCGGGTTGTTCCAGATTGACGGCTCGACTTTGAATTTTTCATTGCGTGCGCATTTCGTCGCGACAACGTCGAAAAACAATATGCCTGTCGGCAGCACTAATGGTTTTCCACCTAACCGGTTTGCCGTTTCCGCCGATAGCTACATCTACACATTCACGGCGACAAACCCAATTATTGCACTATGGACCTCAGACGCCAATGCCCCGGTAACGGTAATCTACGTTCGAAACACGGGCGGCAACACTTGGGAAGCCTTTTTGTGGGCATGGCAACCGACTTCGTTTGAGGTATTTCTTTTCGATCAAACTCCGGCCATTACAGCCGGTGCGAATTTCGGATTGAAAATATGGAACCCTAGCGGTCAACTTATCGCGGATGCTACCGTCCCAATGCTAAATCCGTTTGCTTGGCATGATGATCGAACATACGGGCAAGGCTGGAAGGTTACGGGGTCGCCCGGCGAATGGAATCAGGATTGGTCCGACCGAAGCCGTCAAAAAATTGCTGTTGGTGGCATCAAATGCGGGGCGTATGCTGCGAACATCAATTTCGGGGCCGCTTACGTGTTCCTATCCTGTTGGCACATGGACCCTAGCGGCGGATGCTTCTTTCATTGGAAAGCAAAATCATACGGCGGTGCGGGATCGCAACCGAACGCAACATACTTCGGCGAAGCGTTAGCATTCAGTGCGATATTGATTGACGTTTCAAATTTTAGCTAAAGAAAAAGCCCCGGTTTCGGGGCTTTTCGTTACTTACCTGCGTACACCTGAATCCCGTTGATGCTGATCGGGTATCCGGCACAACCCGTCAGAGTCAAGGCTAGAACGATAACTGTAAACAGATTGCGCATGATAACCCCCGATTAGTTTTGTTAGCCTATTGTAACACGCTTTTTACATACGGTGGTCGTGCATGGCGTCAAGTTCAACGGCCTTATCGATTGCCCTAGCAACGCGGTCACGTTGAACAATCGTTTCAACCCGCCAGTACTTCGCCACATGATCCGAACAATCTATTTCGCGGATAGCCATGTAGTATTCACTTTTGTATCTGGCTTCTACAAAGAATGATTGCCACACCATCACGGAATTGACCGCGTTCTTACGTTCCTGTGCTTTCGTAATCTTAGCCATTTCTTAACCCCGAACTTCGTTGAACATGGCTCAATCATAGGGGATTGATTTCGCCATGTCAACAACTTTTTCAGCTATCCAACCATTCCCAGACCGTCAACATTCTAGGCCAGTACCGGCTATAGAACTTGCGCGGTGTTTCGCGCCAATACACACGTTCGTATTTCATGCGGCTAAACGGTCGAACAGTTCAATTTCTTCAACTTCGCGCGCTGTCCCGCGACCATAGTATCCGATATCTTTCAGCAACGCATGCGTTTCTTGAATGTACCAATCCCTATCCAAGTCGTCCGGTACATTCTTACCCATCGTCATCAACGGTCGCGAGCCTAGGGATTTCGGTACGGTGTTGCCGGACAACATGTAGTTCAAAGTCGCGTCGCAGTTCTTCGCATAGTACCATCGCACGGCCTTACCCACATACGAATCGATATAGTATGCACCGCCTTTCACCGTTCGAACAGTGACGAACTTCGCCGGTTCATCACAAGCCAAGATTGCCCGGTCAATCGGGCTTCCATTATCGAGAAAGCCCAACAGAGCATCAACGCAAATCCCATTCTGCGGATTCTTCCATATATCAGCCTCACTAAACACCCCCTTGCCTTTCACTTTCTTATCAAGCTTCGTGCCTTCCGGAAACGTATTCACCCATTGTTTCGTTTCTTTGTCGAAATACTTTTTCAGAGCGATGTAGTTATTTACATCACGATTGAATATCGCACGATATTGCGTTTCTTCGGTTTCAAATGACGTTTGCTTTTCCCATGCAGCGACAATTTCGTTAAGGCGGTTAACTTGTGTGAAATGCGGCTTGATAACTATGCCGTCGGTATTTGCCGAAATGACGCGAATGTCATTCAGTTCGATCATTTCAATCAACATCAGCAATGCAAGCTGTCCGGTCAACGTCACCTGAATCAATAGATCCGGTGAATATAGGTTGGAGTACTTCGAACCCAACTTGCCGAATGACCCGTTAATCGTAATCTTGATAGAATCCGCGATAACCTGATTCAGTTCGGCAATAGAAAGCTCCGATGATTTCGATAATCCTTTTGCCTTCAATCGCCTTTCTACCAACGACCGATAAACAGTCAGGAAAGCGGGTCCTAAGTGTTTCGGGAACAACCCCAAGTTCAATATAATGTTGGGGTAAAACGATGCCACGTCCCGATCTATCAGTAAGAAGCCGTCCCGTGCATAATGCGCTATGCACGACTCGCTGGAATGCAACCCGCCTACACCCATCCGATAGACTGCGTTGCCGATATTGATTTTCAAGCCATTCAAATAATCGCATTTCGGCCTACCTTTTTCGGAAATGATAAACGGGATAGTCCGCAAATTTTGCAATACTTCCTGCAATTGCGGTGTTTGAAAACAAACAAAATCTGGAACTTCGTAATGGTATTCAGTACCGGGGGCTATTTGCGGCCGCTTCGTGAAATACCCATTAATCTTGGCGACTTCGGCCGTAATTACATGCTCTGCAATTTGAGCATCCGATCGTGAACGCAAGTCTTGACCGTATTCTTCCGACAACTGTTCACGCAGTTTGATTTGCGGCAGAACATTGAACCATACTAGCGCAGTGTTTTTCAGGTCATTGACGTTGTAGAACCGAACGTGTCGGGCCTGTTGTGGGGACAAGCAAAGGTCAGGCGGGTACGGCAAGTCTTGCATGCGTTCGCAGTGCAGGCGGGCCGCGTACAGCTTCAAAGACGCTTTGAGTGGGGTTACGTCGAACAGGTCGATATGGTCGCATTCAAGCGGCCGTATGCCGTAATCCTCAATGAAATCCCTGATACCGTATTGAAATTCGGCATCGTCATCCTTTGCTATTAGTTTGTCGTTTGCCTCTTTTAGCGTCTTAGCATCCGCTCCGAAATAAGCGAGCGTCATCATGGGAACGTCATACTTTCGGCCGTTGAATGAAACAAGCCTACAGTTTTTAATAACGAACGCTAACTTTCGACGGTCGAACCTAGAGTCCGGCGTATCCTCAAAAACGATTACCTGATTCGTTTCTACACACATAAACGAAATCAGGAAATAATTCGGATATGTTTCAACGTCGAAAACCATCGTCGGCTTAACAGACGGCAACAGTGCTAGTTGCGCGTCCGACAATTCGACATAGGGTATTTCTTCATAGACCGGCGGTTTAAGCGACGAAAGGGAACGCGGGGTTCCCTTAAGTTTCTGTTTCGACCGACGGTTAATCGACAAATCATCGGGGTTGAAAAGCATCGGTCAGCCTTTGGGTTTAATGCACATCAACGTACCGCGCATGTTTCCATTGAAACCGGTGAAGAACATTCGGTCATTATACGACCACATATCTACATTGTCCATAAGCTGAATCAAACCGGCTAACGTTTTGCCGTTATATATGCGCCCACTCGGCACACCATCGCATTGATATGCGGCCCCCGATTCATCACCATTTGCGCCATATGTAAGAACACGGTTTCCATCGAATTCGATAAAACCGTTCTTCGTCATACCTGCCATCTTTGAAACACCGTCCCCAAAGCCTTCCGGCACAGAACGGAATGAAACATCGTATCGGAACACGTTTTCGACATTCGGCCATCCGCCGTTGCGCGGCAATAGAGTTTTAATGAATGAGTCGTCCGAAAACCAGAACGTGACCGAATGGTCTTGTGTGTATCCGAATCCTGTAAGTTCGGGCTTCGCTCTGACGACCATATCGCAAAACTTACGCGGCAATATCAGGTTTGGCGGCAGGTCTACACCGTGGCGAAACTGCATCGCAGCATGGCCGTTCGTACCGGTTACAATATTCGCTTCCAATAATACGGTCGCGTATGGCAATCTCAAATCGCCTTCTTTGGCGAGTCGGCTAACAACTTCGATACCGGTCCTAACGTCGTTTGTTAGTTTTGCGCAAATTCTATCCGGTTCGTAAGCGCCGCCCGGGACCGATTCCAAATCCGCGCATTTGATACGAAAAGTGGATTTGCCGGAATTGATCGTAATTCGCTTTTCATCTGCAACAATGCTTGCGGTTTCGTCGCATCGTTCCAAAGCGGCAACGAAATCATGAGTATGGGGGCATGCCCTGAAATCTTCGGCGAGCGGCATTCCGACCGTGAAAGTCCCATCGAATGCCGCAATTCGTCCATTTCGGATATAGCAATGATTTTCGTAAGCTATCGCTCCGTCTTTCTTTTGAATTTGTTGCAGGAACTTCAACCTATCCAGCAAATCAGCCGATCCGTGTTTAGCAGCCGCTTTACGGCCCCGTGTTGTCGTCGCGCGTGCCATTTATTTTTCAACCCCACGCCATTGCAAATGGTTGTTATGCGTGCGATACGTAATCACCGAAAGTGAACCGATATTATAGTTGTATTGTGCGTCATTCGGAACTGTTCCCGGTCTGTAATATCGACCGTTCGAAAAATACATGAAAAATTCCGAACCGCTTTCTTTGTTTCGAAATTTGTAAACCCCCGGTCTAACTGGCGGTGTTGACGTTTCGAACCAAGGCGTTTCTTTAATGTCTTTATAGGTTCGCATGTTCACCTCAAAACGGAATATCACACATATGATCTTTGCAGCCGACAATGACAACTTCAATCGGCGGTAGTGCTTTATGGAGTTTGCAACCCATCGGCAAATTCCCTTTGCCGTCCGACCATTCCTCACAGTTAAGACAGCATTGCCATACGTCCTTTTGAATCAATTCTTGCTGCCATTGAATGCGACGGACATTTGTAGATTCGACGCTTGTTCCTACGCCGGATGCAAAATTGTTAGGTGCTTTCGCCATGTTAGTACTCGTATCCCATAACTTGCGGGTAAGGTTTCTTGTTCATCCACACACGAATCCGGCGTGGGGTCGGTAACATTCCTGCTTTCGCTATTGCTAACCCTTCGGCTGTTGATGTGGGAACCTGTCCGTAACGAAGTTTCCACCATTCCCGGGCGAAGTGCGCCGCACCCGTGCCGTGTTCTAAGCATACCATATCATCAACTTTTTTGACACCGCAAATGTATTGCACTTTCATCATTGGCGGCGAATTCCCATATTGAGCCAATGAATAGAATACGTGTTTCACGTCAAGCGTTTGAATATCCATCAAGTCTGCGCCGCCGGTCTTGATAAGCTCAATACCGGATGCCTTCGTCATCAATTGCGACCCTCCCATTGGGAATTCGTGTTGACAGAATGAACAGTATCGCGCTGACGCATGGTTATACGTGTTGCATTTGGGACAAATCTTTATCGGCGCATCGCCGCCTTTTTCACCGGGCTTGCGTGGTAAAACAGGGTCATTGATCGGGCCAAGTCGCTCACTATTTCGTCCGAAGTCTGCAACAAGACAGTTGAATTTGATGTACTCAAATCCTTGGATATATTGGCGAGCCAGTCTCCCGTCATACGGCCTAGTTCCACGCCCAAGCATTTGTACCCACAAATTAGTCGATTTCGTGACACGCATAACGGCGATAAAGTCGATTGGTTCATGGTCAAATCCGGTTGTGAGTTTCCCATAATTAACCAAGCAGCGAATCTTGCCGAGTTTGAAATCGTTGATCGCATTATCATTGTGCGACCCTTTATGCTTCGAATGAACCGAAGCCGACGGGATGCCTCTTGCATTTAATTCTTCGGCGATGTGGTCGGAATGTTTCGTACCCGATGCAAAAATCATCCAACAATGACGATCATGCGCCATTTCCAAAATTTCATCTATACATGCTGATGTAATTTCGGCTTTATCGAATTTCGCTTCCTGACTAGACGATGTAAAATCGCCTTGCGCCGTCGTCAAACCTTCGGTGCTGAAATGGGTATGCGTTGGGCGTGGAACCAACGGGCATAAAAACCCTTCTTCAAGCAACCTATTAAACCCGCCTATATCCGTTAGATCGTACGCGATATCGGTGAATAACGATCCTTCGGTGAGACAACCCATTCGGGCACGGTACAGCGTTGCGGATAGGCCGACCACAAAGAAATTCGGATTCTGTTTCCGCATCCAAGCGAAAATCTCGTTATACATTGCTTCATCGTTGTCACTCACCAAGTGAGCTTCGTCAACGATTGCGTAATCACGACGGCCTAACGCTCCGATGTAATTAACGGCGGTTTGCACCCCCGCAAAGATGATAGGGTTATGGCAATCTTTCGATTTAAGACCGGCAGAAAGAATGCCTACCGGGGCTTGCGGCCATAACTTCAGCATCTTTTTCGTGTTTTGATCGACCAATTCCTTTACATGCGTCAGATTAAGTCCGCGCATATGTGGGAAGTACGACAGCGCATTGTAGTTTATACGTGCGTTGACGATTGCTTTTCCGGTCCCGGTCGGCAACCCGATAAGTGGATTGCCGACCTTCGCGCCGGTAAAGTACGGGCCGACAGAATCAACGGCTTCGTTCTGATACCAACGGTCTTGAAGCATTATTCTTGCGTGAAGTTGGAAAGAAGCGGTGAATATTCGTGACAGCCATTCGGCAAAATATCCGCCGGAATTTGCGCGTCGTGTTTATCACAAAACCAAGCTGGTTTGCCGTCGTTGGTTGAAACCGATTGCGGGCGGCAATTGTGACACGAACGGCAATTCTTATCCGACAGCGCGCTTTCGTGGCAAACAGTTTTGAAGTTGCAAAGCTGGCATACCTTTGCGGTAATAGCCTTGCCTGCCGCTTTCGGAATGGTCCTGTTTTCGTCATACAGGAAAATAACGCGGTGCGCCTTTTCGCGAAATTTCTTGCCTTCTTCCGGCTTCAATTCTTCGATTCTAGGTTGAATCGAATCATCATTCTTATTCGTTACCATCCACAGGGCGTATTGAATACCCATTTCAAAACCTAGGGCTTGCTCCTGCGCCCAATACAGCGGGTTGATTTTGATAACGGGATCGTCATTCCATTTATTGAACGGTTGCCCGGTCCCGGCCGTCTTACATGACCATAGGATAGGCCCACTCAAATTGTAGCGTTCGGGTGCGATAATCACAGCGTCAGCACGGCCGGCATAATGCCCGCCGAATTGCTGAAAGCCGTATTGGTTTCCGGATTCGTCTTTGTCATGCACCGTAAAGCCGATTCCGCGCAACAGTTCGATTCCGAAAGGTTCTTCACGGTGTCCGCGTTGAAACAAACGGGCCTTTTGGCCGTCCGTGACAGTGGCTTTCACGTGACGATGCGCAAAGAACAGCGCTCGTTCGCAATCGCCGCCGATAGCTGCTGCGCCGAGTCGGGTACGGTAGGGTTCTGACCAACGCCATGCGGAATATGAATCTAGATCGGCTTTCAGCTTATCTTCGAATTCTCGAGTATTGAGGAATGTCACACCGCCTTCCGGTTCGGGAGTGTGTACCTGTTCTGTATTACCGGCAATCTCACCGGTTTCCGTATGACCGTCCACGGGGACATTTGCGATATTCATTTTATTTTCCCTTATTCGGTGAAAAGAAAGGGGACCGAAGCCCCCTTTCATATTACATCGTCGGGCGTTTACCCGTTTTGTTGGCCCCAACCGGTTCCGTTGCCGCCTTGTGCACCATTACCCCAACCGGTATTACCACCGCCGTTGTTACCGCCGTTGTTACCTCCGTTGTTTTGCCAACCGGTATTGCCGCCGCCCTGACCTTGTTGGCCCTGCTGCTGTTGACCGCCCTGCTGACCGCCGTTATTGCCGCCACCGCCCCAATTGCCACCGTTGCCGCCTTGCTGCTGTTGCTGGCCTTGTTGGCCCTGCTGGCCTTGCTGCTGACCCTGTTGCCCGCCTTGGGCCTGCTGACCCCAACCGCCGGCCTGCTGACCGCCTTGTTGGCCCTGCTGCTGGTTGCCCGGCTTACCCGGTTCGTTGCCGTTTGCGTCGTAAAACTTTTTGATTTCGGTATAGCCTTTCGCGTCGGCACCGTCGGTTGCGGGGTTGTGGCCTTTCTGATACATCACGTCGCCACGGAAGGGGATATTCAACACTTGGTTGATATCCGAAACGTCGAACACGTTCACGCAATGGCAGAGTGCCGAAAACTGACGATGCGCGATTTCGGCGGTTTGTTGCTTGTCGCTGTACAGGTTGAACCGGTGAACACCGGTTGCGCCAGCGTTCGGACCTTCGATGATTTCAACATCGAATTTGACCAAGCCGCCGTCACCTGCTTTGGTGCCGGTGATTTCGCCGGCGGTGAATTTCATGAGTTGTTTCGGGCCAACCGGCAGGATCGAACCGCCTTGCGTCGGGTCGAAATTGCGGGCGTTGAACGGTTGCAAGAGTTGAGTACGGGACATTTGAAACACCTTTCAGGTTGAGTTACGGGTTAATCCGGCCCGCTTACCGGTTAAAGCTTTCAGCCATTATATTGACTGTTCATCGCCTTTGCAAACAATTTCGACAAGTCAGGCGGTTCAAATTCCGCCAGCGTACCGAAGCGATTCCGCGCCCTGATGTTCGGGTTTCCCACACACCGGATCGCAAGTGTGGGTACGTTGAACCCCGGCACTTGCGCGCGTGCTATGTGCGCCACAACGTCAAACAAGTGCGGAATGCGAACATCCAATTCTTGACCGGGAAAGTATGGGCGCATGAATGTTGTTTCGCCGCCGTCTTTGTACGACTGCTTGCACACCATGTAGGCATGCTTGTTCTTCATCGCAAACAAACCGTCCATGTGTTCCATGACCTTTTCGGCCATAATGCCGTAGACGGCACGACCATCACGCGACTTCGATTTGGCCCACTTCAAATACATTTCGGCCATTTGCGAAATCGAATCAAGGCAGATCGTATCGAAGTTCTTAACTTCGGCCGAACCGAAAAGCCATTTAAAAAACTCGTCACACCGATCCGGTGTCGTCGCGTCCCATGTCGGAACATTCGAACCGCGCATCGATGCGAAACCGGGTTCAATTAATGCACAAACAGGGCGCGGTGCGGTGTTGATCAACGGCGTTTTACCCTCACCGGGTGGACCGTATCCGATCATCTTAACACCGTAGCATTTGGCGAATTCAGACGCCGGTTTCAGATCGCGGGCGTTCATTCGATCACCTTCGGCGGCGGAACTTGTGCGAATACGATCGTTCCAGATTCCAGCCGGCTAAACGTGAAATAAATGTTGCGATAAACCATAATCGCAGCATCGCGGATAACTTCCGGTGACAGTTCGATTAACAAAGTGTCACCGGAATCATATAAAAGTTTTACTTTCATTCTTCTTTATCCGGTAACGCGCCGTATTGAAGCGATTGCACGGCGGATTTAATTTCGACCGAACCGTTTAGAATGGCTCGGGCTTTGTGGTCTTTCGCCAACTTTTCGAAAGTCGATCCGGCAAGTTCCACGTTGTATTTGAACAGTGATTCAGCCAAAACACCGCCGTCTAACCGTTCGATTTGCTTGATAATGTCATCAAGTTCATCGCCGGATTTCAACAGCTTATGTTTCAAAACGAATACAGCTTTGAAGCCGGTACCGTTAGATAGGGCGCAATACCTTGTGCCTTTCACAAGTTGATACGGGCCTGTGTACTGAAATGCACCACGCAAGCAAATGTCTTTCAACTTCGCTGCGTATGCTGCGTATTCTTTGGAGACTTGAACTGCTTTCGCAAATTCCGCCGCCAACTGTTCCGGCGTACCCTTCGCCAAGTCCTCATCGCTTTTCATTTGCATTTTTCCGATCCCTCATGTATTCCCGGATTGCACATACCGCAAACGTAACGCCTAACGAAACGGCGAAAAATACGGCAGTTCCCAGCACAACCAAACCGACTTTCGTTTGATAATCCATTTCGCTGACTCCTGCGGTTCGTGTTTCAGTTCAGGCAGTATAAGGGCCGCGCGCGCAGGAGTCAACAACTTTCTAGTCAATGGTTACGCTTCCCGACTTGTCGATCGACCACGCCGGCTTTGCAATGCTTGATTCGATCCGTGCCGACCATTCGTCATGGGATTCGCCGTCTTGGCGCGTCATACGGTCCTGTCGAACGAAGCGTTCGATTTCTTCGTCGGCCGTCGGACCATGGCCGGAATACGTTTCGGGGGTTGCAACGCCGACAACCGAACTCATCACCGACTTTTCAAACGCCAAGTTGCGGTTGTTTGCTTCGGCCGCATCGAACTTGTCTTTGTACCGGGCGCGAAGTTGGGCGATGTTGGCTTGAAACACTTCGCCAAACGACGTTTGCATACCGTCCAGCCCGACGGCGGCATACCACAGAATGCCGCCCCATTCCTCAACCATTTGCAGACCGTTGAAGTCTAGCGTTTTCTTTTCGCCGGTAAGGTATGCGTGGAGTGCATCGCGAACGATTTCCAGCAATTCGCCGGCTTCCGTCGGTGCACCGATAAGGGCGTGCAGAATCTTTTCATCGTCGCCGGTCATGGGAATGGACCCGAGGGTCGCGAACGGATCGCGTTTCAGGTCATTCAATTTCGGTGACGTTTCCGACGTGATACCGCGACCGTAGAACAGCATTTTCTTCGCTTTGTCAAGCTTTGCGATTGCAACGATACATTCGTTGATGGTTTCGATCAGTTCGCGAATGTTCACGTACTCACCGAAAAACATGTTGGAACAGGTCACTTGCGCCTGTTGCTGGTACTCATCCGCCGTCATTTCGTGGCGCGAAAGTGCGCTTTGCTTACGTGCTGCCATGTTACACCCCGTTACAGTTCGTTGGAAAGGAAGCAGATAGTTTCATATGATTTTTCCGTTGTCAAGTCTTATGAAAGCTGTTGACCCCGGCCGGCGGCCCCTTTAGAATCTTGTTGAATCCAATCCTAACAACAGGACAACAACAGAAATGGGCGTCATAAAGGTTGAACAGCTTATCAAACCGCAAACGGGGCTTCGGGATGAAACACTTGCCTTGTTGCGCAATCGAAGTGTCGCCGGCTTGAGCATGGCAAGCATCGCACGCGGCACCGGTCTTACAATCGGTTGGTTGCAATCCTTTCAAGCCGAAGTCGCATACTCACCGGGGGTTGTTCAGGTTGAAACGTTGAATTGCTACCTGAAACAAAACGGCGTGACTATCTAATATGGAACAACGGGTGAATAATATTCCCGTCCAAATGCGCGAAACGGCACAATGGGTAAATTGGCGTTACGGCACGGACGATAAAGGAAAGCAGACCAAAATCCCCTTGAACCCGCATAGCGGGCAAAAGGCCGACGTTACTAATCCCGAACACCACTCGTCGTTCGATCACGCATTGGGGAATGCGATGCGGCATGGTGTGGGAATCGGATTCGCGTTGACGCAAAATGACCCGTTTGTTTGCGTTGATTTGGATGATCCGGTAGGAAAGATAAATCCGATGCAGCATGATCGTATTTATCAAAACTTCAACAACATCATTACCGATGCCAATTCATACACCGAATGGTCGCCGTCCGGTAATGGTGCACACGTGTGGATGCTTGCCGATATTCCGCCGAATGGTGTTCGTTCGCCGGATGATTGCATTGAACTGTACTCTACGGCTCGATTTCTTACAGTCACCGGTAACAGTTGGCATGCGCAAGCTTTGCCGTTGAATCGAAACGATGAACTCGCAAAGGCGATCCATAACGCATTGGATCGTCGGTCGGGGCGTGATGTTGACGTTATTGAACAGGAAGCGCGACACACCCCGGAACAACTTATCGAACATATTCTGACGTGGCAAAACGGTGATATGTTCCGTAAGTTGATGAATATGCCGTTTGGCGAAGGTGACGATTCTGGCATCGATCAGGGCGTAATGAACTTTATTGTTCAGGCTTGTCGCAACGTCGAATTGTCGCGTGCTGCGTTCAGTCTCACCCCGCGAGCGAATCGCGATAAATGGCGCACGCGAACGGATTACCAAAACCGAACCATTAAGCGCGCGTTTGACAAACTCGAAAACGTTCCCGAAATCGATATCAGTGGTTTGGTTAAACAGATCAAAGAACAATTGTCGGAAGCCGAACAGGTAAAGCAAATCGCACAAGAATCGCAACAGCAACAGACACACCATACGCCGGCCGCGCAAGCGGCCGAAGCGAGCGCAACGCCCGCATGGGAACGTGTGGAACGATTCGGCGACGACGGCGCGGTGAATGGCCCCGGCTGTTTCCGCAACCCGGGCGGCTTGCTAGGCGCGCTGATGGATCACTTCTATCGGTCAGCCTATAAGCCGTGCCCGGAAATCGCGCTCGCGGCCGCGCTTGGCACGATGACGGCAGTTGTGGGTAGGGCGTATAACGCGGGCGGCTTGGGGCTTAACCTGTATGTCGTGTTGCTCGCGAATACCGGCACCGGTAAGAATGTCGCAATCCAAGGCCCTACGCACATTCTGAAAACTGTTGCGAGTAAGAACCGTGCATTTGAAGAATTCATTGGGGATCGTCACGCATCGGCGCAAGCGTTGGTTAAATCGTTCAGTCACAAGAAATCGTTCTGTTCGTTCTTTGACGAATTCGGCGAATTGTTTGCCCGCATGACTAGTGGTAATCAGGCCGACGCGAACATGGCTAACATGCTCGGCCCGATGATGGAACTTTATACCGCATCCGGTCGCAAAGGCTTTTTACCGTCAACCCTGCATTCGAATAAAGATAACAACTCGAAAGCGATTTCGGCACCCGCGTTCAGTTTCGTTGGCGCATCCGTTCCGAAAACGTTCTATGAATGTTTGTCCGGTGATATGGCAACGAAGGGGTTGTTGTCCCGGCTGTCGATCATCAATGTTGAATCGAAACCCGCGCCGTTTAATGATGCGTGTTATTTGGTTCAACCGTCGGACCAATTACTTGATGCTTTGTTCACGTTGTGTCAGACCGCGCAACAAATTAACGGCGGGTTCCCACACAATCCGATCGATGTTCGGTTCCCGCCTGAGTCTGAATCTATGTGGCGCAGGTTCCGCGATGATTGCGATTCATTCGTGCATGCGAACTCGGAACAGGATCATATTGCGTCGCTTTGGTCGCGGTGCGCTGAAAAGGCCCGAAAGATTGCAGGTATCGTCGCGGTTGGTTACAACCCGTACACACCGACCGTTACGGCTGAAATGATGCAATGGGCTATGGATTTCGCGCGCCACGATGCCGCCTATATCATCGGCAAGTTTGAGCGTGGCGAGACTGGAAAAGAAGACAACGAAGCCGAACGAATCGAACTCATCAAGAAATCTATTCTCCGCTTTCTTGGAAAGGACGAGCATCATAGAGTCCATTGGAATTATGCAAAGAAATCCGGTTGGATTCCGAAAGCTTGGTTCACTATGGAACTCACGAAAAAAGCTGCGTTCAAGAAAGCGCGCAACGGGTTCATTCCGCCGTTGGAAGCGGTAGAGTTGACATTGAAAGCACTACTTTCGTTCGGTATAATCGCCGTTGTTCGCGACGCAAATTATACGAATGGATTCCCGGTTGAAGGAACTTTGTACCGAATAGTTGATTCAAGTTGGTTGCAGGATAAAGCTAAGTGAAAGTGTTGTAGGCCGATTGTAATATTCATTATTCTTCGGCCTAACCGTTTGATAAGGGCTATAAATGGGTGTTCCCGATTTTAGGGGGGTGTTCCTCGGGTAGGGGAACGCTCAGAGCCTTGTCCGGCGCGGTGTTCCCGGTGTTCCCGGTGTTCCCTCTAGGTGAGTGTAAATCTGGCTAGATGAATGAATTAATGAATATCCAAACCGCATAGGTTATCGGTCCAATTACCGCATTTTTAGCATAGAGGGGTAGAGGAACACCGGGAACACCGGGAACAGCTAGTAGATACAAGGGTGGCAGCAGGGAACAGTAAAGAGGAACAGGAGGAACAGTAGTAAAATAAGTAGTATAAGTAGTAGTATTATTAGTTATTATTAGTTATTATTCTTTTTCTTTCTTTTTAGGACAAAAC